ATGCTCACAGATACGAAACTGAAAAACCTGAAGCCAAGAGAGAAATTATACAAGGTCACCGATCGTGATGGCCTCTACGTTGCCGTGCAGCCAAGCGGTTCCGTCTCCTTCCGATATGACTATCGAATTAATGGCCGACGTGAGACGCTGACGATCGGCAGGTATGGTGCTGACGGTATCACATTGGCTGAAGCGCGCGACGAACTCAATACCGCCAAAAAGATGGTGGATGCAGGCCAGTCGCCGGCTGCAGCAAAGCGCGACGGTATAATGCAAATAAAGGGGGCGGAAAATTTCTCTGATTATACCGTCGCCTATATGAAACACGTCCGCCTTGCGGATAGCACTAGGGCGATGAAACAGGCAGTGATCGACAGAGATATCCTGCCAACGCTGGGGAAAAAGCTTCTGCATGAAATCACTACGCCAATGCTCCGCACGCTGTGCGATAAGATAGTCGACCGCGGCGCCAGGGCGACGGCGATCCAGGTGCGGGAAATTGTCAGTGCCGTTTTCACCCATGCTATTGACCGCGGCCACGCAGTGCCAAACCCGGCGGCAAATATCAAAGCTTCCAGCATTGCCACATTTGAAGAACGCGATCGCGCGCTGGAGCCTTATGAGATCGGGTTGTTCTTCAATGCCCTAAACTCTACTGGCGCCGCATCTTCATTAAAGCTGGCTTTGAAGCTGATACTGATCACGATGGTGCGCAAGGGGGAGCTGACAGATGCAACTTGGAAGGAAGTCGACTTTTCTTCAGCGCGCTGGACGATACCAGCAGAGCGGATGAAGGCGGGGCGTCCGCATGTTGTTTATCTTTCCCAGCAGGCGATTGACATCATGGTTGCTCTCCAAGTGGCTGCGTGTGGTTCCGATTACATCCTGCCGGCCAGATATAACCCACGAAAATCTATGTCCAACTCAGCGCTTAACCGGGTGATCAATACGACAAACGAAAAAATCAGGGAAGAAGGAAAAGAAATAGCGCACTTCACAGTTCACGATCTGCGCAGAACTGCCAGCACGCTGTTGCATGAAGAGGGATTTAATACGGATTGGATTGAGAAGTGTTTGGCCCATGAGCAGCGCGGCGTGCGTGCGGTATACAACAAAGCAGAGTATGCCGAACAGCGCCGGGAAATGCTGCAGCAATGGGCCAATATGGTGGATGGGTGGATTGAAGCGGAGCGGGTAAAGTAGAAATCAATTTTGCCGTGCGCTGACTGATGCCAGGCACTGATCGAACATGGCAATTTTTGGGCTTTGTGCGAACCGGCGTTTTCCGCCGGAATACGCGTAAGTGCATGGTTGATTGCCGTGTAGCTTCCGCTCGATAAGCTGGTGGTCAACCAACGTAGCCAGCGCGCGGCTAAGGGCGTGTGACGAGATTGGCTTATGCTCCATTTCGTACAGTTCCTTTATCTTTGCATAGCCGATGTTCTCGTTGTCTTTCACGATCTGCATAACATCATCACGGTTGTGTTTCATGATGCGATCCTCACTGCTGCTGGTATGCTGAATCCGGCGGTGAGCAGTTCGACGTCATTCCGAGGGCATTCGTTACCCCAATGGTGCCAGCCTGGCGCGTCACCTCTGCTGAAAAGTTCAATTCGTGACACGTCACCATATAACCGCTCGAGACGATGCCGCGCCTCCCATGGTTTCGCGCTGTGCTGCGTGATTGGCGCATAGATCACCTGTTTCACAGACGCATCCTGTCGTTCAAGGCCAGCCCCGCGAACAGCAACAAGCATTGATTCTTGGTTGCCGCGGCTGTAATTCCCGGGGTTCATCCTTGTCACTCCGTTTAGCAGATCGAGAAAGTCGTAAAAGTCGACCAGGCCATCTTCGATAGCGGCGTTGACGGTACGCTCTGCCAGTTCGTTGAACTTCACCCAGGTAAACAGGAACATCTGCCTAACATCGAATCCCCAAGCTGCCGCAAGCTCCTTGGCTTGGTCGGCATGCGTACCGGTATACCACATTGCCAATACGCTGTTTTCTGCTGCGATTGACCACACAGGAAGCCGCTTCAAGTCCTGCAGCGTCATCGTGCTGTAGTGGTTGCCTGCGGCCCCGTTGCTGATCTTGTTGCCGTACTGCCATGGCGGATCTGCGTAGATAAGTTGATATGTCATGACTTCACCGCCCATACGATAATCAGGATAGTGGCGAACCACCACACGAACAGGCCAGCAAACATATAGGCCCACGCATTACGCATCATGTGACGTTTGATATTCATGCCGCGCGCTCCTGTACTGGCCGTTGTTTGCGCTGGCGGACATCGGGATGGTGCTTAGGCTTTACGCCGGTGAACTCTTTCTGACGTGCATCAAGCCATGCCTCGACTTCGTCCCTGTTCCATGCAACGGTGCGATTCGTCATTGCAAATCGTTTAGGAAACTCACCAGCCTTCTCCATTGAGTTGATTGTTGATTCAGACATAGGAACCATCCGGAGTAATTCTTTTTTATCTACTGCTGCTTTCATTGCTTCTCCTTTGGCGGGGCAGTAGCCCCGCGACGGTAATTTATTGGTACTCGGCACGCATATCGTTCATGGTCATGACGAATCCTGCGTAAATGTCTTCACCCAGGCTTGGAGCCAGTTCCGCTATTTCTGCTTCTGCTTTTGCAAATAGCGCCTTTGCATCTGCGTGGCTTGGGTCAAGGCTGTTGAGGATTGCCTCTACTTGTTGGCGTGCATCTTCCTGAATATCAGTTAGGCTGCTATTTTGTTCATCATCGACAACCGAGTATTCGCCGGTGATGACGGAAGAGTTATCCTGACTAACCCCGGCCTCTGCCTTCTCATCGATAACCACTGCTCGTTGCATCTCGATAGATACCGGCAGATATTTGAACAGGCGGCGGATAACGGTTTTCTTCGCCATCTCATCGAAGTGATCCACCCAAGGCCCATTACCGCCAGCCTTGCTTGTTGCGCGAACCTTTTCGACGTCAGCTCTGCTCATCACCTCAAACTGAATTCCTCCATCTCGCAGACGGGCAACCGAGTAAACGTGTGTAAGTTCTCCGCGGTCGCCGCTTTCGCACGGTACGTGCTCCAATGTTTCTTGAAGGCCGTAGGCATAGCTAAATTTGTCGTTAGCGTGAACGGTGCGGGCGGAAATACTGAGGATCTGGCCAGAGCGGCGAGCTAAATCAATCATCCCCCTGTATCCGATAATCAGTTGCGCTTCAGTGGACACAGTTTCCCAGCGCCCATTTATTTTCTGACGTTTATCGAACGGTAATAGGTATGCGTGGCCAAGTGCGCCACCTGGTTCAAGCCCTAGCTGAGCACACTGCATAATGGCGCCAAGAAAGCTTGCTTGGTCACAGTTTCCAAGTTTTGGCACCTTGCGGATTTCCGTGGTAGCAATGCGAGCTAAACGGTCTGCTGTCATGTGCTTTGGAAGCGCAAGCGCCATCTGGGCTTTAATTTTCGGATCTGCCAGCAATCCGGCTAAAGTTGTTGGTTTTTCTGAATGAGCCTGTACTGCGGTCTTGCCAGTGGCAGCCGCTTTAAGTGCGTTTGTTGACATGATTTATCCTTACTTCAGGCGGAACACGCGTGAGATAGAAGCCTGTTTGAACTTGTTGAATAACTTGGGGTGAGATGTGGAAAATGCCTCTTGGTTAAACCGCATGCTGCTCTGGCTTTTCCAACTTGCTATTTCTTTCTGGTCAATGGTCAGGATTGCGTGATCCTGCATGTAAAGTTTTATTCTTTCTTCGGTTATCGCTATTTCCTGCTCTAACTCCTTGTACTTTCCTTTCATCTCGCGGAGGTCGTTATATAATCCGATAACTTTTCCGTCTGCTTCAATTCGGGTTCCTGCGTCCTTTTCGAACATCATCATGATGTCGCTTACTGCAGTGGCCGGCGGCGGGTTTAGTTGCGATACGCGGTCCCAGAATTCAACCTCTCTCTGTAGGATTGCCTCGATTGTTTCCTCATCCCTTTCTACGCGGTAAATCCTGAAGTCATCACCACCGATAAGAACACCGAAAGTGCAAACACTTTTCCCTGTCACCATCATCCCGTGCATGGCCTGTGCCGTGTAGTGAACCGGGATCGCATCAGTCTGAACCTCTCCCCATTCTTTTGCCTTGAAGGGGCTGACTGTCTTTATTTCCCCGTTCTCAACTTGGCCAGTTCCAGGGTCGAAGTATTCAAAGTCGATCTCTGCAGCAATGAAATTGTAATCTCTGTGAATATACCGGTTGCCGCGTGAGACTATTTCAAACCCAGTTTCTTCAGCCAGCAGGTCAATAACGTAAGGCTCCATGCGTTGGCCACGGGTGAAAACCTTTTGCTTATTTGGGTCGATTGTCTTGATGCGCGGCTGCACCTTATCCAAATAAACCTCGAGCGGGGTGCGCCAAGGGCTAATGCCAAGGATTGCGGCGACATCACTGCCGCCGAGGTATTTGGTACGGTCCATGTTTCCAGCATTCTGTAACATTACGCCACCTCGTCGAACTGGTGGCGCCGGCGGTAGATCTCCAATGCGCGCTGACGCTTGACCAGCTCCGTTATGCAATCCCAAATTGCCGCGCCTGCCAGCTCCTGATACTCGGTTGAGTCGGTGCCAAGGGCTAAAGCCGCTTGGTCAAAGTCCGGAGGAAGGTACTTGCTGATGAAAGCGGTGAAACCATGGATCGGCACCTTCTTATCCAGCGCCTCAACCCCTGCATAAACTACTTCGTTGTCCTGCTCCGTGAAGCCGGCAACGATCTTTTCAATATCGATAACCTGTTGTGCGTTCATATTTACGCTCCGATCCGGTTTGCGGTATCGATCGCTAACCGTGTTGTAAATGCCCAGTGCAGGGCTTCGCCGAAATCTGCAAACCGCCAACTGACACAGCCGCAGACGGTCACGCAGAAAATCCCGTTGATGGTTTGAGAAATCATTATCAGTCCTTTTAGTTACCCATTGGGTAATCATTGGTGGCGTGAAAGTACCTAACCATGTGCTGCTCGGTATTCTTCTAAAATACAGAGCACATCAATCTGAGTACCGGCGGGAAGGATATATGCTGTTTGGCCGTCGATTTCACGGACTTCGGCCTGCGCCAAGATTGTGACGAGCTTGCGGGACTTTGGCGCGCTGAATTTAGGTTCGATAAAGGATTTCGTGACTTTCTTCTTGCCCGCGGCTTTGGCCTTTTCTACGTCGCCAGCCAGCACCTTACCTGCTTGCTCTCCATGCTCTTTTACGCGCTCAACAGCAGCATCGACAGCAACGGTGCCATCTTTTACCAGCGTTTGAACATCGTGATTTGCCTGTGTGAGGGCAAGCAGCTTATCGACCGTGGCGCGACTCTTGCCGACCAAACCGGCGATCTCATCTGGTGACAGGTTAAAGCCTGCGAGTTCTTTAACTACCTGCGATTGCTCGTATGGGGTAAGAGCAAGCTGGCTATTGCTGTTCATGATGCGCGCTATGCGCTCCACGTCGCTACCAGTGAAAGGCAGGATGGCTATCCACTCAACGGGCTTTCCCGCGTCACGGCAACGTAAATATGCGCGGTGCCGGCGATGGCCCTCAACAATCCATACTCCGCCATCGTCGCGCGGGCGAACCTCAAGCGGAGGAACAGGCTTGCCTGATGACAGGTGATTGAAAAGGTCATCATCAGCGGCCTGTGTGCGCTCATCGTCTACGCGCTTGTTAAAACCTTCCTGGACGTGAATATTGTCCAGCTTTATGAACATCCCGGAGTCAGTACGCTTCAGCGTTCCGTTATTCTTCATCTGTTTAAAAGAGTTTGCCATTAATTGCCTCTCTCTGTTTAACCTCAGCACACTGAGGTTTTAGATATGGGGTGATCACCGCATCATCGCGGTGCCTCAATTCCTGCCTGATTGTTAAAGAGCATCATTACCAGATTGGTAACTTCTTGGGGTAATAATCGACCGTAAAAGGATTGTTGTCAATAGTCAGCAATAGAAAAAGTTACCTAAATGGTAATTATTGGTGGCGTGATAAACCGCCGCATGGCGGTAACTTGTTGTCATGAAATGTGATTTTCTTGTTAGATTCGCGCCTGCTGCATCACGAACTCAATGAACGATTCGATCTTGGCTTTATCTTCGGCCGGCAATTGCGCGTATTGTGATCGATCATAATTAATCAGGGTAGGGTCTTTCGGCTTCAGCAGCAGCTCATAGCCGCGGCGCCCGAACGCGCTGGCGATCGCTTCCAGGCTGTTGATGGTGATATTGCCTTCACGGCTCAGCACCCGGTTAACAGTAGACTGGCCAACGCCGGCGGCGGCGCCAACTTTAGCCTGGCTGGAAAGCTCGCGGTTGTTGCTCATCCACAATTCCAGATTGCTCGCCACAATGGCACCGACTTCGGTTTCCTCTTGCACTGCTTCGGCGCCGGCGGCCATTGCCATCATGTGATCGCGGTCCAACCAAAACTTAGGCTTGTTCGCTGCAACCTCGAGCTTGCGCGCCACTGAGTCGCCGATCGTCTTGTGGTTTTTGTCTGTCGCCGGCTTCAGCCAACGGCTGATCACGTTGGCATTAATCTCCAGCCGTTCCGCCAGGCGTACTTGTCGGCCATCAAAATCACGGTTGATGATGTCGCGGAGGTTCTCGCGGCGGATGTCGTTAATGCTTTTCATAGTGGTTTCACAGTCCCTTGAATAGGTTGTTGCATGTATTTAAAACAAAATTACCTAAATGGTAAACGAACCGGAAAGGTAACAAACTTGCGAAATGGCACCATTTAGGTAATTATCTGCACGATCAAACATTGAAAAGAGGCAGGATATGGAGCCGTTTAACTTCAAACAATTCTGGCTGGAGATGAGCAAAGATGAGCGTGATGCGTTTGCAGAAGAAGCCGGCACCACCGCGCTTTACATCATGACGCATACGCAAAGGAAGACGCGAATGCCGAAGAAAAAGTTCATTGATCAGCTGTTTAAGGCGTGCAAGAAAAGAAAGCCAGATTTGACAAAGCAGGAACTGGTGCTGTTCTTCTACTGATTAACACCACCATATCAAGGGTCGCTAACGCGGCCCTTTTTTATTGCCCTTCGGTTGTTGGTAACAAAAATCTATTTATGGTTGATCTATTTTTGTGTTACCGCTAATCTCTATCACATTCATACACGCAAAGAGGTGGAGGACGTGAAAATTATTACCAGGACGGAGGCCGCAAAGTTAGGCCTCACCAAATACTACACCGGCGTCGCCTGCCGCAATGGGCATGTATGCGAGCGTTACACGGTGAACGGGGCGTGCGTGGAGTGCAATGCCATCCATACAAAGGCACAGCGTCAGCGGATCAGGGAAATGATTACGCTTGCCAAAGAGAGCGGCGAGGTCGCCCATGCGTGATTACGGCAAGGTGCACACGTCATTTTGGTCCAGCGATGACATGCGCCACTTGTCAGACGATGCAAGATTGCTGGCGCTGTATCTGTTGACCGGGCAGCACACAAACATGATCGGCTGCTTCCGACTCCCGGACGGATACATAACTGAGGATGTTAACTGGCCAATAGAAAGGGTTTCGAAAGGGTTACTGGAACTGTCTCAAAGGGGTTTCATAACCCGAAATCCAAAGAGCAAATGGGTGTTCATTACAAATTTTATGAGATGGAACACCATCGACAACGTCAACCAGGCAGTGGCGGCCCTGAAATTGTTCGGTCAAATACCCGATGACTTCGAAGCAAAGCCAGAAATGGCGCGGGTTTTCATTGAATTGATGACACCAATATCAGAGCACAAAAATGCGGAAAAAATAAAGGGTTGGGAAACCCTTTTGAAACCCTTCGCAAACCGTTCCGTAACCAGTAGCAGTAGCAGTAGCAGTAGCAGTAGCAGTAGCAGTAGCAGTAGCAGGATAAACCCCCACTCTGACGCGCGTGAAGAAAATTCGGCTCCACCTGAAGAACTGGATTCACCACCGTTCCCATTAAACGGGAATAACTTTGGAAAGTTTCAGATGGTGGAAGGTTGGATGCCTGGCCCCGACTTTGCGAAAAGCGCAGCACTTTGGGGGAGATCAATCGGGAATGGATATTCACAGCCAGAGCTGGCCGAGTTTGTAACGTATTGGATCGCTGAAGGGAAAGTGTTTCAGCAAGCTCAATGGGAGCAGAAGTTTGCTCAAAGCATCGTGAAGCGTAGAGCTATCGAATCAAAATCTGGAGGCAATGATGGACGAATTCAACAAGGCGCCAATACAGGCGGCAGAGCTGTCGAGAGAATACGGGCAGCAATCGCTGCTGAGCGCCAGCGAGAAGGCATACCACCTGTGGGAAATGATGGGCGAGATGTATTCGGATCGGTGGGTGGCAAAGAACGGGACAATGCCATCATTGACCTGGAAAGCAGCGATTGGCGGGCTGAGTGAAAAGCAAATGTCTGGAGTCATGGATGCCTGCATTGCTCGTTGTCTGGCGGGTAATTCCTGGCCTCCTGATTTGGCAGAGTTCATCTCCATGGTCTCATCGGTATCAGCAGAGCAAAACCCGTTTGGTATTTCTCTGCAGGATGTCTCTACGGAATTTCGTTGGTACTGCCGGGATCGCGGTATGTACGACAGCGCTGAGCTTTTCCCTTGGTCGCATCCGGTTTTGTATTGGATATGCACCGACGTCAGGCAGCGCATGACCCAGTATCGCCTGACAGAAATGGAAGTTGAAAAGGCACTTAAGCAACAGCTTGAGCACTGGTGCCAGAAGGTAGCGAACGGTGGTGAGGTTCCAAGGCCAACAATGCGGTTACAGGACAAGACGAGACCACGCCCTGCATGGATGGATTTATACAAACCAAAACCGAATACGAATTGAAATACTGAAATTCCTGCGGCTACGGTGGGTAGATTGCGTTAAGTGACTAGATGGCATGTAACGCGATGGGTTAAGCCATAAAATCGATTGTAGGCCCGTACAGAGAGTTTTAGCGCATGTGCGATTTGTGAGAGCAATCGCTATTTTTTAGTTGCAAATGATTACCTAATTGGTAATGATTACCTAAAAGGTGATTTAAGGAGTGAGCAGTGAGCAACGTAATCATCGGGATAGACCCAGGGTGTTCAGGCGCGATTGTCGTTCTGGATGACTGCGGCGTGTATCAGGACTCGATTTGCATGCCAACGGTCAAGGTCGGCACTAAGTCACGCGTTAACGGAGCTGCCATAGCGTCGTTTCTGCGTTCGTTTGACCTAACTGAATCAAAGGCTTTTTTAGAGCAAGTCGGCGCCATGCCTGGCCAAGGAGTTAGCAGCATGTTCACGTTTGGCCACGCCGCTGGCGTAGTCGAAGGGATCCTGCAGGGGCTGTTTATTCCATACAGCTTGGTAACCCCTCAAGCCTGGAAGAAAACATCCGGACTGATCGGTAGCGACAAAGACGCGGCACGTAGCCGGGCAATCCAGCTGTATCCGTCACTGCGAATTCTCGACCAGAAAGCCAAAGGCCAAGCCGTAGCCGATGCACTACTCATCGCCCGCCACGGAATTGGAGCGTAACCATGGACAACATCGACGACGCAAACGAGCGAGCAGCCACATACCTGCAGGCGCGGATCGATGCAGTAACCAAAAAGTCATCACTGCCGGCGGCGCATGAATGTGACGAGTGCGGCGAAGAAATCCCAGAAGCACGGCGCAGAACCGTGCCAGCCGTCCGGCTCTGCATCGACTGCAAAGAGCTGGAAGAACTGAACCAACGTACACACAGGTAAGGATTTGATAATGAAAAATATCGTTGAAAATCAATATATAAAAACTGATAAGCCGTTACCAATGAGTTATGAAGCTCTGAAGGCTGAGCGCGATGCGCTGGCTGTGGAGAATGGAAACCAGCGCGATTGGATTAACAAGTGCTCTGAATTGTGGGATGCGGGCTGCGATTTGGACAATCTTCTTGGGCTGATACCAGAAACCCCGTCCACTGACGCAGCACTTGCAGCTATCCGCCTCGAAGCAAAAATCGAAGGTGCTAATGAGCTCGCAGAACGCATCGCTGAAATGCACTCAAAAACAGCACCTGGTTCCAACATTGAGAAGAAGTTGATGTTTGCTGCTGAAGCCGCAATCGCATACGCCAATGGGCTGCGGGAGGCCAAATGAAAGAGCGCCCAGTGGCCTACTACAACGAAATCGACCCATACGCTGCGCAGTGGCTGCGCAACCTGATAGCCGCCGGCCATATCGCGCCCGGTGATGTTGATGAACGCTCGATCGAGGATGTGAAACCTGATGACCTACGTAACTACACCCAATGCCATTTCTTCGCAGGGATCGGAGTCTGGTCATATGCCCTCCGCAACGCAGGATGGCCTGACGATAAACCGGTCTGGACAGGTTCTTGTCCGTGCCAGCCTTTCAGCGCGGCAGGCAAAGGCAGCGGGTTTGATGACGAGCGGCACCTATGGCCACATTTCCACTGGCTCATTGGCGAGTGCCGACCTCAGCACGTCTTTGGCGAGCAGGTTGCAAGCGGCAACGCAAATGCTTGGTTCGACCTTGTACAAGCTGACCTGGAAGCAATGGACTACGCCTTCGGGCTTGTCCCGTTCCCGTCTGCGGGCGTCGGCGCCCCGCACATCCGTGACAGAGCCTACTGGGTGGCCCACGCCAACAACGCGGGACTGGAAGGACGGTCAGGAATGTCTGAACGTTCCGCTCAATTCACTGCTGGGGCGCGTAGTTTGGCTGACCGGCTGGCCGACACCAACGACAATCGACAACAACCAGGTTCGCGGGGAGGCTGCGGCGGCGAATGCCCCGCAGAGGGGAACGACGATCGGCGGTGCGGCGAGGCTTGCGGGCTGGCCAACGCCGACAGCGGGGAGCAACGACAGAGCGCCAGATGCATCCAGGGCGTTGGCGATGTACCGGCAGGACGGCTCGAAAGTTCAGCAGAGGTTGCAGGATTTTGCGGCGATATGCCAGCCAGTCCGGTTAACGGCTTCTGGCGAAATGCTGACTGGCTGTTCTGCCGGGATGAAAAGTGGCGGCCAGTTAGACCCGGCTCATTCCCGTTGGTTGATGGGGCTACCGCCAGAGTGGGACGACTGCGCGCCTACGGCAATGCCATCAACGCGGAAGCAGCAAAAGTCTTCATAGCGGCATATTTGGAGTCCCAGCATGGCAAAGCGTAAGAGCAACATCATCGAAAGCGCGTGCAGATGCGGCGAGCCTATCAGCATAGAAATTAACTGCACTCAGCGGATATGTCGGGCGGATAAGAAGCGCCCTTTCTATCCAGATGAGAGTGTCGCTAAAAAATTGGCTGGCCTGAACGTTAACTTGAAAGATTACCCGGAGAACGGCATCACCGTGTTCCGCTGCCGTAGTTGTGGTGCGAGCGTTGATGAAACAGTTCCGGGAGCTGAATTTGAGCGGGCCGAGGCCCAGGAGAAAGCATTATGAGCACGTTAATCGGCGTAATTCGCATTCTGATTTTGGTGGTGGCAATCCTGCAGATCAAGGTTGTTACAGTAACCGCTACCGGGTTCGGGTCGTACTTCCTCGCAGGCTTACTGTTCAGCCTCTACTGCTGGGCAATCTTGAAGCTTCTGGACTACCTCAAGGACTACAGTCATGGACAATAAGCTGAGCGAACTGAGCAAGCCGGTGGCGTGGCGCTATCGTTACACGAAGCCCGGAATTACTGATTCACATGGCGAAGCGTGGGTCGGTGACTGGAAATTTGTCACAGATGAAGTTAACTGCAACCCAGCGCCAAATTACCAAAAATGCGCCCTCTACTCGCAAGAGTACGTCTCCGCCCTGCTGGAAGAAATAGGCGTGAGAGAACGGTCACTAATCTCGAATTGCGTCGATTACGAATATGACCTGATTGAGATGAAGCGACGAGCTGATGCAGCAGAGCAACGCGTAGCCGAGCTGGAAGCAATCCGAGCAGACGCCTCCCAGGTGTTCACAGAAATCGGCAACGAACTGGGCTGCAATCCTGACAACGAGTCGATCATGATGGCTATCGATGACCTGAAAGCCACTCAGATGACGGGCCCGCTGGCGCTGATGTTAGAACGACTGGCAGTACTTGAACGCATTACCGAAGGCGTTGACCAATTAGCGATTGACGGCGGATGGACAGCGCGGGGGATGAGTCAATACGCGAAGTCGCTGGAAGCCAAGCTGGCTACGCCGGTGCGGTTGCCGAGAACGATTTGGTATGAGCACGACGATTTAGCGCACGAAATCCCAGTGCTGGAAAAGAAGAAAGTAGCGGCAGAAATCCGCGCCGCTGGCTTCACCGTAGAGGGGGATGAGTAGCCATGCCAACACATTCCGAACTGGTCAGCTTCACACGTGACAGGAAGGAGCGCACCACAACAAGTATCTACCACACCGAGCAGCATTCACTAAATGCCCAGACGGTGGTAGAGCAGAATCTGGTTATCAAGGGCGGAGGCATGTTCCGGCGATATACCGCAGACATGCGGTTTGATGACTTCCCCGCCTGCGGATCTGAGCGAGAAGCAGCACTGAAACTTGCCGATTGGATGCAGCGTCTTGGCGCTGCCATTGAAGACCACTGGAGCCAGCCATGACACAAACACTAACGACTGAGACGATCAAACAATGGCGAAGCGATGCCGAAAATATCGCGCGACGTAGTTGCGTATACGAGACCGAATATTCCGCAGCCGAGGCTATATTGGCACTTACTGCCGAACTCCTGGCTAACCGGGAGGCGCAGCCGGTGCTGTACGCCAGCGAGGAAACGTTAGCATACGCAAAGGAAGGCGAAAAAAGCCTGGTTACTTGGTCTGAGCCGATGGGTGATGCGGTGATTCCACTGTTCACCGCCCCGCCAGCGCCAGCTGTGCCGGGGATTGACGAACTTCGACTGACGTTTGAGCGCACGGAGAGGGAATCCGACGATGGATTCAATCTGCACAAATACGGCATTGGTTACGCGGATGAGGCTACACAGGCGCGCTGGGAGTCATGGCTATCCTGCCGCGCCGCAATGCTGGCTCAACCTGTAAGTGGCGGTTACAAGTTGCCACCACACCTTTACCGAGAGCTGGTAAACAGTCTTCGCGATACAGTAGTGAAGTATCAAGGAACCCAGCAAATACGCGAACAACTTAGCCGCACGCTGATGCAAAATGGTTTATCGGCAGCAGCGCCGGAGGGTGGGAATGGCTAAGAGCGACGAACAACGCAAGGCTGACGCGCGCGACCGTAAGCGCGCCCAGCGCCAACGCGAAAGAGAAGCGGCGAGCAGCGCCGCTGTGAGCGGACGGCGCCGGATTACGTTTGAAGTTAGCGATCACATCTTCGAGCAGATCAAGGCCAACTGTAGTGCACGGCGCCCCGGGAAAGAACCATATAGCGTCGATGAATATTTCGAACTGCTGGCGGTACAGGACATCAATCAACTGAAGCGTCAGCTTGCTGAACTGGCCAGCCATAAATGCCAGTGCGGCGAATCTATGCCTGGACCTGCCGGCGGGTGTTACCGCAACGGAGAAGCGGCGTGTGGACAGACACAGATCTGGCGAGAGCTGATGTTAAAGACATTGTGACGTGTCACTCATTACACCGTGACTTGTCACGCGATAGTTCACCACACGAACCGCGCCGCTTGGCGGTTTTTTGTTGCGTGTTATGATGTTACCTAGGAGGTAATTGTTATGGCTAAAGACGGTAAACTTAACGCGCAAATGGAACGTTTCTGTCAGGAGTACATCAAGAACCCTGACAACCAGACGGCGGCAGCCGCCGCCGCTGGCTATAAGAATGCGGCCGTGTCCGCGTCACGATTCATGAAAGACCCTGATATCACAAAGCGCATCGCGGAACTTATGAAGCACCGGAACAAACGCACCAAGGTTGGAGCTGACTACGTTCTCAAGCGGCTGGTGGAAATCGATGAGTTAGACCTGGCCGACATCATGAACGACGACCTGACACTGAAGCCGCTGAGCGAGTGGCCGAAGGCGTGGCGACAGTTCCTGACTGGCGTGAAAGTGGCGGAACTGTTTGAAGGACAGGGCGACGACAAGCAGATGATCGGCGTGCTCAAGTCCATCAAGTGGCCTGACAAGGTGAAGAACCTCGAACTGATCGGTAAGCACGTCGATGTGCAGGCGTTCAAAGAGCGGGTAGACGTCAATGTTAACGTGACGCTGGCCGACCGAATGGCGCAGGCTCGCCGCCGCATGCTGGAGAAAAAAGCCAAGTGAGCGACAACGAAGAGCAACTCGAGCAGCAGCTGATCGAAGATATCGCCAGCTTCACCCACGACCCGCACGGTTATGCGCTGTATGCGTTTCCGTGGGGCGAGGAGGGTACGGAACTGCACGACTCTACCGGCCCCCGCGAGTGGCAGGGTGAAGCATTCGATGAGATTGGCGCTCACCTTCAAAACCCAGCTACCCGCCACCAACCGCTGCTAATCTGCCGCGCTTCAGGCCACGGCATAGGCAAGTCTGCCTGGATTTCTATGCTGGTTAAGTGGGGCATGGACACCTGCGAAGACTGCAAGGTAGTGGTGACCGCCAACACCGAAAACCAGTTACGCACCAAGACCTGGCCTGAGATCGCTAAGTGGCAGCGCCTATCCATCACCAGCGACTGGTTTAACTGCACGGCTACCGCCATCTATGCCAACGATCCGGCGCACGCAAAATCGTGGCGTGCGGACGCCGTTCCGTGGTCAGAGAACAATACTGAGGCATTCGCCGGCCTGCACAACAAGGGAAAGCGCATCATCCTGATTTTCGATGAGGCATCCAACATTGCCGATCTGGTGTGGGAGGTTGCCGAGGGAGCGCTGACGGATGAAGGAACCGAAATTATTTGGGTGGCATTCGGTAACCCGACGCGAAACATGGGGCGATTTCGTGAGTGCTTCCGCAAGTATCGCCATCGCTGGAAGGGTAAGCAAATCGACAGCCGCACCGTCGAAGGCACCAACAAAGAGCAGATCGCCAAATGGGAAGAGGACAACGGCGAAGATAGCGATTTCTTCAAGGTTCGCGTGCGCGGGATATTTCCTGACGCCTCGGAGACACAGTTTATCCCAACAGGACTAACTGACGCAGCGCTGGCGCGGGTGGTTACTGAGCGAGATGTGACGCACGCCCCGACAATCATCGGTGTCGACCCTGCATACTCCGGCGCCGACGACGCAGTGATCTACATGCGGCGCGGGCTGCATGCGAAGCTTCTTTGGCGTGGAAGCAAAACCACAGACGACCTGATCATGGCCAAGCGCATCGCCGACTTCGAAGACCAGTATCACGCTGATGCTGTGCATATCGACTTTGGTTATGGCACTGGCCTGCACTCAATTGGCACTGGCTGGGGGCGTTCATGGACTCTGGTGCCATTCGGTAGCGCATCGAGCGATCCGCAAATGGCGCGCAAGCGCGGAGAGATGTTCAACAATTGTAAAACATGGCTCAAGTTAGGCGGCGCGCTGGACGAGAGAGAAACAGCAGAAGACCTGTCGTCGGCAGAGTACAAAGTTAGAGTTGATGGAAAGATTGAAATGGAGCCTAAAGAAGACATTAAGAAGCGGCTTGGCAGGTCTCCGGGTTGCGGCGATGCGCTTCTGCTGACGTTCGCATTCCCTGTGACAAAGCGCCAGCACGCATTGCCAGGAGAGAAGCGCGGCGGAGCGGTAACAGAATATGATCCCTATTCGTGATTGTTTTACAGAATATCGAACTACCTGAATTTCTCTGGTAGTTGCCATAAAAAAGCCCGCGGTTGCGGGCTGTGACTTCACGGTTTGGCATCATCTGATATCAATATCCGGAGCAATTACCGAAGGTTTGAATGTCACCCGATAGAAATATGGGCTGGCCTTCACGCCGTCGATCTGTTCAATGAAGAATGTGACGTTGTCAGACAGGCCTAGCAGATGCTTTTTGTACTGATTCGGGCCAACCTTGCATACGATCCCCAATGTATTGGCGGTGCTGCTGTTGTCCTTCGAACACAAGCCTTCGATAGACAACATGTAATCACCAGTAATGCCGTTGTAGAAGACGACGCGGCGATTAACCTCGAAGTTATCAGAGGCGGTGCTCAGGTTTTTGGACACAACATCAGCATCATTTACATCGCAAGCTGACAGGGACAAAACTGCCAGCAGCATCAATAATTTCTTCATGGATCCCCCTACAGCTTAATCTTGTCGAACGCTGCACTGATGTTCTCAGCGATAGCTTCCAGGCATTCCTTGCTTTCACAGGCGCCGCGGTCAATCAGAACGTTGCGCAGCGCATCAAGCTTGGCGTGGTATCGAGCCATAGCCTCTTGTTGCTTTTCGTGGTGGCCGGGGGTGAATTCGATTAATGCTTTGGTCATGGTTTATTCCTCGTTAAAAAAATGCCCGCTCAAGGCGGGCTAAATCCTACACACAGCATTCCAGGGTGATAACGGTCGCGGCTATCGTGAAACACCATCCACCAAGTTCCAACACCCACTACAAGTGTTTGCACCTGATTAAGTTCGGATGATGCTTCGCGATAGCTCATCGAGAGCACCGATACCAGTTTTATACTGTGTAGAGTGATAGAAGCTGGCTCGGCTTACGCCCTCAATGATTACCATAAAGGTAATTTGTTTTGATTATAACGTCAACAAATTAGTCAAAATAATTCTCATGTGGTTTAATTGGTAATTATTTGGGAGGGTTACGCGCATGTGCATGAGTACGCCGAAGGTTTCAACGCCACCGCAGCCACAGGCAGCGCCGCAAGCGCAGGATGCTGCAGTGATTGATGCTGCCGATAAGGATAAGGCTCGACGCCGGGCAGCCGCTGGCCAACAGTCGACAATCCTTACCGGTGCGCAGGGCGCCACTGGCCAGGCCAGCACCACCGGCAAAACTCTGTTGGGTGGCTGATCATGGCTGAGCAGGAATCCCGCAAGCAGTTTCTGGAAAAACAGCTATCTCAGCTCGTGACCGCGCGGACGTCGTATGACTCGCATTGGAAAGAGCTGAGCGATTTCATCCTGCCAAACTGCGGGCGATTCCTGACAACTGATGCCGGCCGCAACAAGCGCAACACCAAGGTTGTTGACCCTACCGGCGGGCTTGCTTCTCGCACTCTTGAATCTGGCATGTTGTCCGGCATCACCAGCCCGACGCGCCCGTGGTTTTCTCTGAGCACTCCCGACAAGCAGTTGATGGATAGCTGGCCAGTCAAGATGTGGCTTTCTCAGGTCGTCGAATTGATGAACGACGTGATGAACAAATCTAACTGGTATCAGTCCCTGACCGTTCTCTATCGCTACCTTGGCACATTTGCCACTGGTGCGATTTCCATCCTGGAAGATGACGAAGACGTGATCCGCACGCATGTGCTGCCGATTGGGAGCTACTACATCTCGAACAGCGATCGCCTGCAGGTCGATACCGTCTTCCGCAAATTCTCCATGACCTGCCGCCAGCTGGTGACCAAGTTTGGAAAGGAGAACGTGAGCGATGCCGTGGCATCCGCCTGGGATAACGGTTCGTTTGAAACGTGGTTCGAAGTCGTGCATGCCGTATTGCCGAACACCAACCGGGACACCGGAAAGCTGAACGCGAAGAACAAGCGTTTCAGCTCGATTTATTACGAACCAGGCGGCTCCGGCGACAAGCTGCTGAGCGAGTCGGGTTTCGATGAAATGCCTATCTTGGTGCCGCGCTGGGACATCAACGGCGAGGATGCTTACGGCTCATCCTGCCCTGGCATTCTGGCTCTGGGGGGCGTTAAGGCACTGCAACTTCAGCAGAAGCGAAAAGACCAGGCGATCGACAAGCTGGTTAATCCGCCAATGATGGCGCCAAGTTCGATGAAGAATGAACGACTGTCGTTGCTGCCTGGCGATGTTTCCTATTACAACGGCGCCGGCGACACGGCTGGATTCAAACCGGTTTACGAGATCAACCCCCGCATTCAGGAACTGCTAGGCAGCATTCAAGACGGGCGCCAGCTCGTTAATGAGTGTTACTTCGTTCCGCTGTTCAACATGTTCAGCAACGTCAACACCCGCAGCATGCCGATCGAAGCGGTCAACGAGATGCGCGACGAGAAGATGCTGCAGATCGGACCGGTGCTCGACCGCCTGAACGATGAATTGCTGGACCCGGCTATCGATCGGATTTTCAACATCATGATGCGCCGCGGCATGTTGCCACCGCCGCCGGATGAACTGCAGGGGCAGCCACTACGCGTGGAATACACCAGCGTGATGGCGCAGGCGCAGAAGTCTGTTGGCATCGGCTCTATTGAGCGCTTTGTCGGATTCATCGGGAATATGGCTGCAGCAGGGTTCCAGCAGGCAGCGGACAAGCTTGACGTTGACCAGGCTATCGATGAATACGGCGACATGCTTGGCGTGCCGACAACGATCACCAAGTCCGATGAGCAGGTGCAGGCAGAGCGCGAGCAGCGCGCGCAGCAGCAACAGGCAGCGCAGAGCCTGCAGATGGGCGCCGGTGCCGCGGATATAGCGAAGACTCTCAGCCAATCAGGAACTGCTGACCCTAACTTACTGACCAGCATTCAGCAAGCTATGCAGCAAGGCCAGGGGGCGCAGCAATGATGACTCGCGAGCAACTCCAACAGCGACACGCTGACGACGTGAAGAAGGTGATGGCAACAGAGAGTGGGCGCCGTTTTGTATGGGGGATTCTCGATCAGGCTGGTGTTTTTCGTATCTCATTCACCGGCGAGGTGAACAGCACAATTTTCAATGAAGGTAACCGCAATTCAGGGCTGGCGCTATTCAACGATGTGTTGAAGTTCTGCCCTGAACTGTACCTAAAGATGGCCGCCGAGGCCGAGAAAGACAGAGAGGCTAATCATGGCAACACAACGCCAGAAAGTGATCCGGAATGATGGCGGCGTGCAAGTCGTTAAGGTTCTGAGCGGCGGCGGTTCATCCGTTGCGTGGGGTGATATCACCGGTAAACCAACCACATTTGCACCGCCGGCGGCAACTGCTTCGGTAGTCGGCGGCGTAAAGCAGGGCGCAGCGGTGGCTAACGCAGCGGCTGCCCCAACCCAGGCCGAATATAACGCACTGCTGGCGAGCCTCCGCGCTGCCGGCATTATCGCAACAAGCTAAGAGGCAACGCATGAACTTGTTCGAACGTTTGATGTATCGCCGCCTGTGCTCTGAAGCTCCGCCGGAAGGTGGTGATGGTGGCGCAGCTCCTGCAGCAACCGGCGATAACCCAGCAGCAGATGCCAATGCAGCTAATCCGGGGGAAGGTGAAAACCAGGAAGGCGAAGGAAAACAGGAAGGCAGCAAGACGGCAGAAGAACTCGCGGCAGAAAAAGAAGCGAAAGAGAAAGCCGATAAGGAAGCTGCGGAAAAAGCGGAGAAGGAAAAGAAACCAGCTGCGCCGGAGAAATACGAGTTCACTCCGCCGGAAGGCCAGGAACTGGATGCCAATGCTCTGGCTGTGTTTGAGCCGATCGCCAAAGAACTGGGATTGAGCCAAGAGCAGGCGCAAAAGCTGGTCGACATCTACCCGCAGATCCAGCAGCAGCAGGCAGAAGCCTGGAGCAAGCAAGTTGCTGATTGGGGTGAACAGGTCAAGGCCGACAAAGAAATCGGCGGCGACAAGTTCAACGCCAGTGTAGGAGCCGCACAGCGCGCGCTGGATCAGTTCGGCAACACAGAGTTGCGCGAATACCTGAATGCGAGCGGCCTGGGAAATCACCCGGCACTCGTTCGCTTCTGTGCAAAAGTCGGCAAGGCGATGGCTGAAGATACCTTCGTCGTGCCAAATCAAGGCGGTCAGCGTAGCGCGGCCGACATTCTCTACGGCAAGAAGGAGTAACACCGAATGGCTATTAAAGGCACTAACGCGCTGACGCTGGCAGACCACGCAAAGCGCATGGATCCAGATGGGCGAATCCCTGTAATCGTTGAGTTACTTTCACAGACTAACCCTTTCCTCTCGGATATGGTGTTTGTTGAAGGCAACCTGCCAACCGGCCACCGAACCACTGTTCGCACTGGCTTACCTTCAGCAACCTGGCGCCTGCTTAACTATGGCGTGCAACCAAGCAAATCTACCACCGCCCAAGTAACCGACAGCACTGGCATGTTGGAAGCTTATGCAGAGATCGATAAAGACCTGGCAGATTTGAACGGCAATACCAATGAGTTTCGACTGTCAGAAGATCGCGCGTTCATTGAGGCGATGAATCAACAGATGGCTGAAACGGTGATCTATGGTGATACGCGTATCAATCCGCAACGCTTCACTGGTCTGGCTGCTCGGTATAACGACAAGTCTGCAAAAAATGCACAGAACATCGTCGATGCTGGCGGCACCGGTTCTAACCTGACGTCTATCTGGTTGGTTGTCTGGGGCACTAACACAGTCCATGGCATTTTCCCTAAAGGAAAGGCAGCAGGGTTGAGCCACGTTGATAAAGGCCAGGTTACCCTTGAAGACGAAAACAAAGGGAAATACGAAGGCTATCGCACTCACTACAAGTGGGACAATGGCCTGACTGTTCGCGATTGGCGTTATGTGGTTCGCATTGCCAACATCGATACCACCAAGCTGGGCGCCGACGATGGCCCGAACCTGGCGAAGCTGATGGTGCAGGCTTTGCATCGCATCCCTAACCTGCAGATGGGTAAGGCTGTGTTCTATATGAACCGCGATGCGGCTGAATACCTGGACATTCAGGCAACTGAAAAAGCCTCTCTGGCGATCAGCGTTAAAGAAACCGAAGGCGTGTGGTGGACCTCGTTCCGCGGCGTGCCAGTGCGTACCTGCGATGCTCTGCTGAGCACTGAATCACAGGTTCAATAATCCCGGCTGAGCCGCCGGGGGCGGCTCTCCTTTCTCACTGATGGAGAGACAAAATGATCCTCGACTATTTGAATATGTTCTCGCAGGCGCAGGCTGTTACGGCAACCGCGCCTTCTACTGACGTAATCGACCTCGGCCCACTGTATGCCGGCAATGATGTACGCGATATCGGTCCTGGCTACCCGGTAGAGTTCATCGCCCAGGTGGCTTCCACTGCCGCGGCTGGCGGTGCAGCTACCGTAACGATCAGTCTGCAAACCTCCAAGACCAGCGATTTCGCCAGTGCAACCACGCTTTTGCAGACCGGTGCAATCGCAGTTGCTGATCTGAAGGTTGGTTATCGTTACGTGGCAACTGTTCCACATGGAGTGCAGCGTTATCTGCGCGTCAACTACACCGTGGCCACCGGCCCGTTGACCGCCGGTACTTTCACTGCTGGCCTGCTGCTGGATGCTGATGCACAACGCAGCTATGCAAGCGCCTTCAATATCACTGTTTAACGGGGCGTGACATGTCACAACTGAAAATGTACCGCGTCACACGGAAGTCATTCATTAACGGGCATCTGCTGGAAGAGGGCGACACCATCGAATACGGCGGCAAGGCTGGCGACAACCTGCAGCTGATCGATGGTGATGGCAACCTGCTGGAAGAGGACGGCGGCGACAGCGACGATAGCGCGAAGCTGGCCGCGCTGCAGCAGAAGTATGAAGAAATCTTTGGCACCAAGCCGCATCACAAAGCGGGTATTGCCAAATTGTCAGAAGAAATTGAAGCCAAGCGCAAAGAGTTAGGCATCAACTAACAAAGGGGCTTCGGCCCCTTTCTTTCCTGGAGTCCTCGCATGAAAACCGTAAACCTCAAGATCGGCACAGACACCTACGAAAGCGAAGGCGGAAAGCCAGAGACTCGCGACGAATATCCGTGGGGGCTTCGCTTCACGCTGAACAATGACACATTGGAAAAGCTGGGGATCCCACTGCCAAAGGTTGGCGAGTCACTGACAATTGGCGGCCTGGCTAAAGTGCTGTCTGTCTCTACCCGCACCGAAGGTGATAAAGCGGAAAGCAGCGTTGATCTGCAATTCACTGATATTGGCGTAGAGCCGGCGGCCGCGCCGCAGCGTTCTGCTGCTGACACACTTTATGGCGACGCAGGAGGCGAGTGATGGCATCCGTTATCCAGATCTGCAACGTGGCGCTTGGGCGGCTTGGCAACAGCCGAGTTATTGCCAGCTTGACGGAAAAGAGCAAAGAAGCGGCGGTATGCTCGCTGTTTTATGAAGACTGCCGCGACGCGGTGCTGGCTGATTTCCCGTGGAGATTCGCCACAAAGCGTGTAGCCCTTGCCGATCTGGATATCGAACAGCCTGATTGGCAATACAGTTACCGGTACCCGGTGGACTGTCTGCGCATTGTTGCGATCGTCTCTCCAGACGGTGAGCGCTTTATTACGCCAGAACGGCGCGTGCCGTATGAGGTCGGTTCTGATGAGAATGGCACCGGCCGTTTGATATTGACTGACCTGCCGAAAGCATGGCTGCGCTACGTGACGCGCGTCACCGACCCCAACATGTTTGATGCAGAGTTCCGCGATGCGCTTAGCTGGCGCCTGGCTGCAGAAATCAACATGCAGATCACTGGAGATGCCAGCCTCGGTAATCGCGCCGAGCAGAAATACCAACTCACCATTTCATCTGCGTCAACGCTGAGCATGAATGAAACCCAGGAGCCGCCGGCGCCGTGGTCTGAGGTTTCCGACGCGAGGGCATCATAATGACAACCAGCCTCATTCAACCGTCCTTTGCTGGTGGCGAGGTATCGCCAAGCCTTTATGGCCGCGTTGACTTGGAGAAATACCAGACTTCACTGCGCCGCTGCCGTAATTTCATCGTCCGCCAATATGGCGGTGTTGAGAACCGGCCGGGAACGCGCTATGTGGCACCGGCAAAGTTTCCCGATCGCAAGTGTCGTCTGATCCCGTTCCAGTTCAACACGGAGCAGACCTATGTGCTCGAGGTCGGCGACCACTACTTCCGCGTGTTTATGGATGGCGCTCAGGTTGTCTACTCATCCGGCGCCAGCGCCGGCCAGCCTGTCGACGTAACAACGCCGTGGGCCGCTGCAGATATCGACCTGCTGAAATACACGCAGAGCGCAGACGTGATGACAGTTTGCCATCCGAACTACCCACCTATGGAAATCCAGCGCTATGCGCACGATGACTGGCGCACTGCAGAGGTAGCCACAGTCAGCGGTCCATTTGCTAACGTGAACATTGACGAGTCGATCACTGTCTACGCCAGCGCGACAAGCGGAACGGTTGACCTGACAGCCAGTGCATCGATCTTCAAAAGTTGGCATGTTGGAAAGCTGTTCTACATGGAGCAGAAGAACGTCGACACGGTCGGACGCTGGGTTACCGGGGAGCAGGTTAGCGTTGGGAATATCTGCCGATACCAGGAGAACTATTATCGTTGCGTTGATGCCGGCGAGCGAGGGCATACTGGCCCGGTGGCGCCAACTCATACAACTGGTGATAGCTGGGACGGCTGGGCTGTAGCCGGTTCTGATGCCTATGGCGTCAAATGGCGTTACTTGCATTCCGGCCGAGGCATTTGCCGAATTACTTCCGTAAGCGGCGACGGGATGACCGCCACCGCTGAAGTGGTGATCCGTAAGGATGGAGAGATTGAATTACCTGGTCAGGTGGTGGGCGCCGAGTCAGCAACATACAAGTGGGCGCATTATGCCTGGAATGGTGACGCCGGCTACCCTGGCACCGTCGTGTACTTCCAGCAGCGCTTGATGTTTGCCGGATCACGCAGCCAGCCGCAAACAGTATGGACCAGCCGCAGCGGTGACTATAAGGACTTCGGCACATCAAACCCGACCGTTGATGATGATGCGATCACCTATACCTACGCCGGGCGCCAGCTCAACCAAATCCGTCATCTGATTGATGTCGGATCCCTCGTCGCGCTAACCAGCGGTGGCGAATACAAGGTGAACGGAAACCAGCAAGGAACGCTAACCCCGTCGGCATTCCAGTTTTCTAGCCAGGGGCAGAATGGCGCCAGCCACGTGCAGCCTATTGCGATCAGCAATGTCGCGCTATTCATCCAGCAGAAGGGCGGCGCTGTGCGCGACCTGGCCTACTCGTTCGACGTCGACGGCTTCCAGGGTTCTGACCTGACCATCCTCGCTAACCACTTCTTTATCGGATACCAGATTACCGATTGGGCGTTCTCCATCACGCCTATGTCGATCGTTTGGTGTACGCGCAATGACGGCGCGCTGTTGGGATTAACCTATCTCCGCGATCAGCAGGTGGCAGCGTGGCATTTACACCCGGGTGCTGGCCGCTATGAATCAGTGTGCAGCATCGCCGAAGGAAACGAAGACGCGCTCTATTGCGTGGTTGACCGCACCATCAATGGCCAGCAGCGACGCTATATCGAGCGTATGCAGAGCCGCCTATACGATGTTATGGACGATGCCTTTTTCGTTGACTGCGGCCTGACGTATGACGGCAGGAACCGTGACGCCAGCAAAACCATGACTCTGACCGGTGGCTCTGGTGACTGGCCATACGACGAAGAGATGACACTGACGGTGGCCGGCGACAGTTACTTCACGACAGGTGATATTGGCAGTGAAATCCACATGCCGTATGTCGAGGATGATGTGAGCAAGGTGCTGAAGTTGTTGATCCGTTCGATCGCAAGTGGCAACCAGGCAGCCGTTACAAGCAACCGAAATGTTCCGGCGCAGTTCCGCGGTGTGCCAGTCAGTGACTGGAGCATGGCGCGCTCTACATTCGCAGGGCTTGTACACCTCGAAGGCCAGGCCGTGAGCATTTTGTCAGATGCTAACGTTGAGCCGCAGAAGGTTGTCAATGCTGGCGCCATTACGCTGGAGAAGGCTGGCGCCGTAGTGCATGCAGGACTGCCGATCGCCGCAGTCATTGAAACGCTGGACGTTAACCTGAACGGCAACGAAACACTGCTGGATAAGAAGAAACTCTTCACGGCCGCATCGTTGCTGGTTAATGAATCGCGCGGTGTGTTTGCTGGTACGCCAGGCGGCGAGATGTACGAATACGCGCAACGCAACGATGAATTTTATGATGACCCGGTCGAACCGAAGACGGGAACCATTGAATTACAATTGGATGCCAACTGGAGCAAGAACGGCCGGCTGATTGTGGAACAGAACGACCCGCTGCCGATGACCATTCTCGCAGTTATCCCGCGCGTAACCGTAGGAGGAATTTAGTGCGCAAGGTTGAAGTCGTCGAGGCCACTCTTGAACACGTTGCGGCACTCCTGCCGCACGTTCGCCAGGCTGACGCTGATGAGTTCGAGGCGATTAGCGGCAAGACGCCGGCGCAGGTTCTTGAGCTGGCGTTGCGCACTTCTGCATTTTCTTTCGCTGGGCTGATCAATGGCGAGGTGGTGACAATCTTCGGCGTGGCGCCGCGGTCAATGATTACCGGCTCAGGGGTTCCGTGGCTGGTGGGTTCTGACCTGCTTGAACGATACCAGGCCACTTTCCTCCGCCGGTGCCGGCCAGTTCTGCGTCTTTTCCTGCAGCATTATCCGGAGCTGGAAAACTACGTCGACGCGCGCAATACCGCGGCTAAATGCTGGCTGCACTGGCTGGGGTTTACCATCCATGAAGCGCAGCCCATTGGCCGTGCCGGGCTTCCATTCCACAGATTTGAAATGAGACGAGGTGATCATGTGTGAGCCTGCAACAATTGCAGCAGGTGCTGCCATCGCGATGGGCGGACTAAGCGCCTATAGCCAGATTCAACAGGGACGCGCTGCGTCTCAGGTTGCCGATGCTCAGGCTGAGTCATACGAAAATGCATCGCGCGATGCGATCAACACCGGCAATGCTGAGGCTGCGCGCCAGCGCCAGCAAACACGTCAGCTACAGGGTCAACAGGCGGCAGCTTTCGGCGCTGCCGGTACTGACATGACCAGCGGCAGCGCGCTGAACATCTTTGGCGATACGGCGGCAGGCGGTCAACTCGATGCGCTAACGACGATCAATAACTCCATCAACCAAAGCAACAGCCTTGCATATCAGGCTGACGTTACGCGTACGCAGGCAAAGATTAACCGGCAACAATCAAACCTCGGCGCCTTTACCACGATCCTGAATACACCGTTGCAAGCGTTCGGTGCATACAAAACTTTCGGTGGCGATACCTCGATATTCAGCGGCGCCGGCAAGGCCGCCAAGTCAGGCCCAGCATCAAGCGCCAATATGTTCGATAACGCCAAGAAAGGCTTCACTTTCCTGTAAGGAGGCATCATGCCAATCGTCCCAACGTATGAGCGCCAATCCCGCGCGGAAATGGCGCCGGTTAATCAGGTTGATATTCGCGTGCCGCAGACTGGAGCCGGAGAAGCCTTGGCGCAGGTTGGAGGCAACTACCTACAGGCATTTGGTGAGGAAAAGCAAAAGCAAGACCTCGCCTTTGCTCAGAATGCCATGCTGCAGTTTCAAACTCAGGCTGATGATCTGCTCAACAACCCGCAAACCGGGCTGATGACCAAGCAGGGCGCCAGCGCCATTGGCCAGAGCGAGCAGGTTATTGTCCAGCTTGGCGGGCTGGCTGATCAGGCGTTTTCCTCAATCCCTGACGGACCGGTAAAAGAACAATTCAGGAATCAATTCCAGGCCGCCGGACAGCCTATTGCCAATCGTGCGCGCCAGTACGAGATCGGCCAGCGTCAGCAGTTCGAAGCAGGTCAGCAGCAAGGGCTATTGGCGAACCTGCAGCAGCAGGCTGAAAACAGCTTTGACAGCAACGAAGGATTTGTAAATGCAAACCTGCTGGCCAGAGAGCAGATCATGGCATACGGCCAGGCACACGGACAAAGCCCGGAAGAAATTGAAGCCAATTGGGTAAGCTTCCGGGAAAACTCTGCGAAGGCCGCCTTGAATGCTCAGCTTACTGCTGGTCGCTATGATCAGTTCTTGGCGAGAAATGGCGAGCCGTCAGACGTGGGAGGCGTGTCTCGATTCACTGCGCATGGAAATTCATCTGCTGCGCGAGGTCTGCGAAATAACAACCCTGGCAACATTGAGGCCAGTGATAAAAACCCATGGGAAGGACAGACAGGCAGCGATGGGCGCTTTGCCAAGTTTGAGACGCCGGAGCATGGGATCAGAGCGCTGGGTAAGAACCTGCTCGCGTATCAGGCTAAGGGGTTCGACACCGTAGCAGAGATCGTTAACCGTTGGGCGCCTGCATCTGATGGAAACAACACTGATGCCTACATCAAGGCACTGTGCGGCGCGTTGGGTGTTGGCGCCAATGATCAGGTTGATATGAGCAACCCACGAACCCTTGCAGCGTTGTGTGCCGGCATCGTGAAGCATGAGAATGGCAGCCAACCATACACCGATGAGCAGATCGGCGCTGGCGTCAGTGCCGCGCTTGGCCTTTCTGCATTGGAATCCTCAAAGCGCAGAACCGGCAATGCCGCTTTTGATGCTGCAAGCCCTGCAACTCAAGGCGCCTATTTGCGACAGGCGCAGGCCATGCAGAATGAGCAGCGAGCATTATACGCACAGCAGCTTGGCACATCGCTGAAAGATGCGTATTCAGCTCTTGATGAAGGATTACAGCCGGCACAGCTGCCCACGCAAGCAGATCTGATAAATGCCTATGGCCCAGCAAAAGGCATGCGGCAATGGCAAGACCTTCAAGACCAGCAAAGTTATGGTGGCGTTATTGGAGCAGCCAAAAGCATGTCGCCGGCAGCGCGGCAGGACCTGCTTGAACGCTTGCGGCCAACGGATCCGAATGCATCTAATTTTGCAGCCAACCAGCAGCGCTGGGACAAAATGCAGGCGAAATTTAAGCAGCTCGATGCCGAATGGGAGAAGAATCAGGGGAGCGCGCGATTCTCTTCCTCCTTGCAAAATAATTTCCCCCTGGACCCGAATGACAAAAACAATCAGGCAGCGGCTGATCACTACTTCGATCAGAAGGTTGCCCCCGGTTTCAATATCAACAACACCGACAGTCTGAACCAGGTTGCAGAGATAACGACTAAATCCGGCATGCTTCCGACGCAGATCAAGACGATGCTCACCGCTGGGGCAACATCGCGCGATCCTGCCGTCGTTGTTCCTATGGCCAAAATGTACGGACAGATTTTTGACAACAATCCGGCGGCGGCCACAGGTGTTGATAAAGGCGCGATGGCGTTTTACTCGAAAGTTTATGCCTATGACCGCGCCGGCGTGCCTGCAGAGAAAGCGGTCGATATGGCCTACAACCAGGTCTATCAGCAGGACGATCGCTTGAAGCAGATGATTAGCCAACAGGTGCGGGACAAAGATTACATCAAGAATCGAGCCAAAGCTGCACAGGACAATATCGATAACATGTCTCCAAATTGGCAAGGCATAGGCGCGCCAACATTAACTGATCCAGGAAAAGCCAACCAGCTCTACCAGCGTGACTACTTAGCCATTTACGATGCGAATTTTGCACAAACTGGCGGTGACGCAGATCAAGCCAAAGCCATGACTAATGCCATGATTGGTAAGGTATGGGCGGTTTCTACCATCAATGGGCAGCAAGAAATAATGAAGTACGCACCCGAAGCTGTTTATGGTGTGACTAACGGTTCAGGTAACTGGATCAAAGGCCAGTGGGAGGAAGAGAAAAAAGCTTTGAAAAGTTCCGCGTTTGGCGGCACGCGAGATGATACCGATTTGATTTTGGTTCCCGATGCTGTTACGCCACGCGATCAGAGTTACAGCGTTATGGTGCGCCAGAAGAACGCAGAAGGCTATGACGATGTTCGCCCGTATTACGGCGAAAATGGTATGCCGTTGCGATTCAGGCCTGAGCAAAAAAGCTCGCCGATGTACAAGCAAACTATGGATATCCAGCAACAGAGGGTTGATGCGGCGCGCGCTGCTCGGCAGGAAGAAAAACAGCCGGCATTCACAAGCCAGAAAGGATATACACCGCCTGATTTTACTAAACCATTTGGCGCCGGCATTGCCAACCAACTGCCGAGCAACATCACCGCAGGAGGCCAGTAATGCCAACATATGAGATGAAACCTGATGATCTGTTGTCTGCTGATGTACAGAGCATTCCTCAACCTGATGACAGCGCGGCATATATGGAATCACCTTCCGTGCTGTCCGCCTTAAACCCCTTCACTGATGATCAGCGAATTCAGCGTTCTCGGCAGGCTGCTTTTCGCCTGGATAACTCCCTAGGGAGTTTTATCGCCACGGCACCATTTACCCAATTCGATAAAGTCGACGGGTATAACCCTTTCGACAATGATGCAGCTGAGCTGAAAGGATATGAAGATTACGCAGACTCATTCATCGATTCAGGATCCCCAGAAGAGACGCGAGCAATCCAACAGAGGATTGATCAGCAAAGAACCGATCGACAATACCAGTCTGAACTTGGGTGGGCAGGAACGGTGTCGAGTATTGGGATGGGGTTGATTGATCCTATCAACCTGGCGTCGATGTTTGTCCCTGCCGGCGCCGTAGTGCGTGGTGGCGAGGTTGCGGCTACTGCAGGTAGGTTTGCCCTTGCCAATGCCGTCGGCGGTATCGCGTCAGAGGCTGCGCTTAGCGCCACCCAGGAAACTCGGACATTGGATGAGAGCGCGGCTAACGTTGCTGTTGATGCGATGGTTGGCGGTATCCTCGGAGCCGGCGCGCAGTTGCTTGCCGGTGCTGGTCAGCGCACAGCGGTATCCCAAGCCGTTGCCAATAACCTACGTGGCAATGATTCTCCGCAGAGCATCGGCGCGGCGCAGGTTTTCAACACAACGCTGGATCAGGAACAGCTGGCAGGTGTTGGGTTAATCAACAAAACGTTGAGCGTTAATCCTGGTGGCCGCCTGGCTCAATCGCCATCCCGCGCGTCGCGGGCAATCAATCAGCAACTGGCAGAGAACAACTATTTCTTTGCGAAGAACGATGAAGGGTTGGCAACATTCACCGCGGCTGAAACCAAGATCAAGCAATATGATGCCATGCTGTACAAGCAAATGGAGTCAACCAAGGACGCTTATCAGGCGTACAGCAAAAACATCCGCGCCGCCGGCGGTAAGCGAATGAACTTTGTTGATTTCAACGAGGCCGTTGGCATGGCGATGCGCCGCGGCGATCAGAGTGACATTCCTGAAGTGGCACAGGCTGCTGCTCAGATTCGGCCAATGTTCGAAGCAACAAAGGTCCGCATGCAGGAGCTTGGTATTCTTCCCGAGGATGTAGACGTCTCAACGGCACAAAGCTACCTGCCTCGCATTTATAAGTTCGACAAAATTCTCTCTGATCGCACTGAGTTCAGAGGGCGCATTGCCAACTGGATTCAGGGCATCAGTGCAAAAGGTGCGGATGCTGCCGGCGCGCGCATTGAGAAGATCGATTCAGGTCTGTCTGCTGCAGCAGAAGCCGAGCCGCGCGCAAAAGCATTGGCTGAAGAAATAGCCGCAGCAGAGTCATGGTCTGGCCGTAAAACTGAACTTATGGACGAGGTTGGCAACAGGGCGAAACTGATCGGCCAGGAGCAGGACTTAACCGCTAGGCTGGATAAGCAACAGGCGCAACTGGCCACAGCCAAAAATCAGAAGCTGATCACCCGGCTTAACAAAGAGGTTTCTGACTTGCGCACCAAGCTTGATGACGTTGCCAGGGCAAAGGAGGAGCTTCCAACCCTGCAGCGACATCTTGAGTTGCTTGATAACCCACGCAAGCACCGCTCAGAGCTGCGCAAGCTGCAGAAGAAGGCAAACTCCACGACCAGACTGAATGCAAGCCGTGAGCGCGCGCTGAAGGCGATGGAGCCACTTACACGAGAGGAAGCCGAGGATGCCGCAGATGAGATCGTCAACAAGATTATTGGCGCTCCTTCTGGCCTGGTTCCCGCTCAGCTGCTGCCTGAAAAAATAATCGGCCGCGCTGGCTTCACGAAGAGCCGAAGCCTGCTTATCCCAGATGAACGGATTGAGGACTTTTTGGAGTCTGACATCAACCACGTCATGGAAAGCTATCTGCGCCAGGTAGGTCCGGAGATCGAACTAACTGCTCAATTCGGTAGCAAGGATATGGGTGAGCAGATCCGACAGGTATCGGAGGAATACACCCAACTGATCAAAGATGCCAAGACGCCGAAGGAACGTGCGAAGCTGGAGAAGCAACGTGAAGCTGACCTTCGCGACATTGAGGCAATGCGAGACAGGTTGATCGGTACGTATGGCGCGCCAAAGGACCCGCGGAGCTTATTTGTTCGTGCCGGCCGCGTCGCGCGAAACGTCAACTTCCTGCGCCTGCTGGGTGGCATGACAATATCGGCCGCGACCGATTTGATGCGTCCTGTCATGCAGCACGGTTTAAGCAAATCACTTCGGCCAATGGGCGCCATGCTCCGAAACATGGCCGCGGTGAAAGTGGCAACCAAAGACCTGCGGGAAATGGCTGTCGGCCTGGATTATGTGTTGTCTACCCGAACGAAGGCCATTGCTGATCTCACTGATCCCTACAGCCGGCGCTCTGCTTTTGAGCGTGGGCTTAACTGGGGTACGCAGAAATTTGGTAACTGGACGCTGATGAACCAATGGAACAGTGCATTGAAGTCATGGTCAGGCCTGATCGTTCAATCCCGTATCCTGGACAATGCACAGCTGCTGGCTGCAGGGAAAGAAGTTCCCAAGAAGGAAGTAAGAAAGCTGGCGCAAATCGGTATCGACCAGAGCATGCTGCGCCGTATTGGTGAGCAGTTTGCGAAACATGGTGAGGATATGGACGGGCTTCTGACTGGCCATAGCCACCTGTGGGACGATCGCGCAGTGCGTGAGGCTTTCCAATCTGCCGTATTGAAAGACGTTGACTCTACCGTTGTCACGCCAGGCGTTGGCGATACGCCGCTGATGATGAGCAATGAAGTAGGTAAGATGATCCTGCAGTTCAAGACGTTCATCTTTGCTCAGCATAATCGCGTGATCGCCTCCGGCATCCAGCAGGGTGATGCATCGTTCTACCTTGGCGCCATGGGGACAATCGCGCTCGGCGCAATGGTCTACGTCATGAAGCAAAAGCTTAGCGGCCGTGATATCGACTACAGCCCTAACAACCTAGTGAAAGAGGGCATCGACCGCGCCGGCATGATCGGCTGGTTGTCAGAGCCACTGAACGCCGTGGAGAATATCAGCGGCGGCCGGTTCGGCTTGGGCGCCATGTTTGGCGCGCCGCCGGTATCCCGCTTCCAGAGTCGTAACGCAATCGGCGCTCTGTTGGGGCCAACCTTCGACATGGCCGGCGATGGGGCAGTGATCGCCAATGGTGTGCTCAACGGAGAATTTGACAGCAAGCAAGTTCATGCTGTAAGAAAAGTTATGCCATATCAGAACCTTTGGGCAATAGCTCCGTTATTGAACAAGGTTGAGGAAGAACTTAAATAGATGGGTGAATAATGAAAAGGATAATAATTGTGTTCTCTGCTGTCATGGTTATATCTGGATGCGCAGAATCAAAAAAAGAGCCATATCGTTACAACTTTGGGTCGCAAGATACTTCTGTAACTGATAGTGAAGTTATCGAAAAAAATGATGCGTTACCAATTGTTATTGATAATAATGACAGGGATCCACTATCAGAAAATAATCCATCATCCTACAAATATCTAACCAAAAACATGGATGAAAGTTCGGCTTATGGCAATAAAGGTAATGGAGTAAAGGCCATCCCTGACGGGGATTTTTGTTTGATTTCTGATAAGGAGTTCAAAAAATCATCAAATAACTTCCGTTCATGTATGGACTATCATTTAGTCAGGCTAACAGACAAAGTCTCACAGCCATCCGATATTGCTGCTGCTTCATTTGACTCATGCGATGCGCAACTTAGTAAGTTATCAATGATGATTGACGTTATGTCAAAATGTGAAATGGTTAAAAGCAATGGGAGAACAGTTGGTTATTGGGGGAACCAATTCCCATATAATAGAGGGCGTGCAGAGTTTACTTTGAAGGAGAGATTTTATCCGAAGGTTATAAATAGAATTCTAACTATAAGACAGAATTTACTGACTAAACCAACTAAACCACAAGTCACTGAAAAAGAAAGTCGCGAAGATAAAAATCAGAAAAAAGGTGCGATCTTAATCTAACAACCACCAACCAAGCCCCGCGATCACTACCCAACAAAAAGCCCGCTAGGCGGGCTTTTTTATAAGAAAATCTTGGTGCCAAGGGTTCTGGTCTCTAGCCATAGGTTTAGATAATATTTTTTCGTAAAATTTATCAGCTAACTCAGCAACAAACTGAACAGAAGATTCAAACTCCGCTTCTTTGTGTGCAGGAGGAAACCAGAAGTCCAAAACACCTGCATTTCTTTTTTCGCAAACGGCATATATCAGATAAGCATCTGATGTTGGTATTTGCTTCTCATGTCCCCCAGGCCCATATCTACCGGTTGACCAATCATTCCAGCATTCAGCAGTACCGCTTATTCCGTAGCTATTTGTGTACAATCCAATGTTTACATGTACTTTTCTTAAGTGAATTGGGTAAACGCAGGAGGGCTTGTGAAATAGGGTGTCTTTACCAAAGTCAGGATGATGACCAAAGCGCCAGTGGTAAATAAACGAATCTTTAAACCCCTTGAGTCCAGATTCATTTTTAAATTTAGACTCAGAGTATATACTTCCTGAAAATTTATTCTGGGTCATCGAAGCTGGCACTCATTAGTCTCTCTTCACGAGACTCTGACAAATTACGAGATAGGTTACAAGCTTCGGTAAAAGTCATTTTTCTCAAACTCGGCATGCCATAGCCATAGATCTCAGTTTCCTTTACTTCAGAAACCGCAACGCTACGAATAGCGACGCTAGAACCTCGAACCAATTCGTACCCGAGAGTCTTCGCCAGTCTGTCAAAACTGGTCATGCGAGTCATTGGGCTAGTCCTGCGGAGACCAAGAGTAGCTCTCCGCTTGCGCTGACGAACAGAAGGTTTTTTACCTCTGTCTTCAGATGCAATCAAAGCAACTAGTTTTGTCATTTGAGTCTCCGCATGCCGGCTAAGTAAAGTCTGATTACCACTTAGGTAATCGGATACTACTACTGTATAGCCTGAGCGATAAATATGCAACGCGAATTCATACCTTGAGGTATCTGACACAACAACGGGAAAGCGAGCGTTTAAGCGCCGGCAGAGCACCGGCGCATCGTAGTTCACATCTTCCCGATCGCGTGGTCGATGTAGCGGGCGTGGGTCTGGATGTCACCCAGCGCGCGGCGCATACCACCGACGTAGCCACGGATAATGTCCAGCTCCCGATCTGCCGCTGATACATCGAAGCCATCGGCGCGCAGCCATTCCAGCAGAGTGAGCAGGGTGCTGCTGTCATCTTTGCTCAGAAAGTCGCGGATGATTGTCGCCTCATGCTTCCGGTTCGCCGGCAGGCTGTAGTTCGGCCGCTTGCCCGCGGGGATGAACTCGCCTTCATGAATGATCTGCTGCAGCTTGTCGACCAGGGCAGACAGACTGGCGGTGCCGGTCAGATCGCCAAGCGTGTTGTGGCCATAGCGCTGGCTGGCCAGCTCGCTCTCCATCCGGTCGAACTCCGCGATATACGCTTCTTTGAACTGTGCCGCCTTCTTGCCTGTGAAGCCCATCACCAGGAACACGAAGCCGTTCTTGGTCATTTCGTACATCTTGTAGGTGTTACCGTTGTGCTCATAGGGAACCAGCGAAAAGTTGCTGGTTAAGAATTGCTCAGAGCACTCAAGACTTTCTACCTTTTGAGTGACGTGCTGATGCTGCTTAGCGAAGAAAGCTGCAACTGATTTTGTGGTAGTGATAGGGCGGCCGCTGCGAACGACGATTTCAGGTGTGATGCCGCAAGGGAATTGAGTAGCCATTGTGATTCTCCATAGTGATCTGTTAATCACCACCGGAGACGCCAATCTTCTGGTGGTGAGACGTACAGGGTTGGCGTGCCGGGGAGAATCAACCGGTGAGCCTTTCGGCTCCCCTGCACGCCCCACCATAATTTTGATGTAGCTGTGCTTTGGGCATAAAAAAAGCCGCTAACGCGACCTATGCGCGATTCTCACATTCCGGGACGCCAATCCCGACATCAGATTTTGCTGATGCGCTATCACTGTGGCGCAGGTTTGCGAGAAAGTAAATGTACCAATTTGGTAACTATTTTGCGAGCGGGATTGAGAAAAGATTACCTGAGCAGCAGCCGGGCTAGGCCCGGCGAGGTATTGACGATGGTAATTATTGTTCCAACTGGTGTGTAATAAATTGCGAATGTGTTTTGATTTGTTCCTTCATTTTTTCATTTTGTGTGACATAGTTCACTAAAGCATTCAGTTCCAGCATAGCACCGCCGATCTCTGAACCGTCATCATCGAGTTCCTTCAGCAGCGTTTCCAGTAGTGAAGCCTTAGCTAATCCCGCGATCCCTTCGCGCGTGTTAACGCTTTTCTCCAGCATCCTGCTGGCCGGGTAGCTGTACTTCTTCATTGCGTAATGTACCTCGCTCAGCATGTAGCTACTGTATAAATAACCATATATAAAAATGATTAGTTTAGCAATATGCGCAACATCAATTACCAATAAGGTAACAAAATTCAATATAACACATAATTAAATTCATGTATGGATTGACAGGCGCTAGAATGCTCTTTATGTGAGCAAATGGGATTAGAGAGATGACCGTATCAACAGAGGTAAGCCGAGAGGAATACACCGGCAACGGGGTGACGACAGATTTTGACTATCGCTTCCGTGTGTTTTCTGCGGATGAGCTTGTTGTTACTGTCGCTGATACAACAGATAACATCCGTACGCTGGTGATGAACACTGACTACACCGTTACCGGCGCGGGAAGTCGTAACGGCGGTAAAGTAAAGCTTGTCAACGCACTGGCCAACAACTGGCGGATCAGCATCGAGCGAGATCTTCCTGTCACCCAGGAAACTGACGTTCGCAACCAGGGCAACTTCTTCCCTGAAGTGCATGAGGATGCATGGGATAAGCTGACCATGCTGATCCAGCAGGCACTTAGTAAATTTGGATTGGCGCTCAGGAAGCCTAACTGGCTGGCAAAATATTACGACGCGAAAGGGAATCGCATTGCAAACATGGCCGATCCTATTGGCCAGCAGGATGCTGCCACAAAGGGTTATGTTGATGCGGTTGGCGATGGGTATTTTAAGCGCACGCTACGGGTTCCTGAAAATTACGTTCGTGTTATTCCTGCAATCGGCAGCCGCAGGCGCCAGCTCCTGGCGTTTGATGACTTCGGAAACCCTATTACCGTGCTGCCTGAATCCGGTTCAGCATCAGACGTTCTGATTGTGCTGGCTGGTGCAGATGGCGCTGACCGCATTGGCATGGGGCAGAGCACCGTGCGCGATGTAATCGGCTACGTGACCCCTGAAATGTTTGGCGTGCCTGATGACGGGGACTGGACTCCACAGATTACCGCCGCCGTGGCGACAATGTGCGAAGTCCATTTGATGGCCGGAAAGGAGTATCGCTGCGACGGTACGATCTACATGCCTTCGAACAACATGCAGCGCCTGAAATTCGTTTTCAACGGCGCAACTATTTTCGCAAATCACATGCAGCCGGTATTCCGATCGCCGGCGCCGCTCGAGTCGCCAGCAATTTCGTATTACCACATTGTCGGCCCGGGGAAAATTCGCAGCATTGGCAGCGTGGACACTGTATATGAGCAGGGGAAAAACTTCGTTGGATTCCCTGCCGGCGATCACAGCAGCATTTACAACATTGAGATGACGGATATCTCATGCGACGGCGCCCAGTTCTGGGGGTACGCAGGGCACGGTGGAGATCTGTTCTTTGACAACGTCCGCGATAACCCTGTGGCGACGTATGGCCTGTACAACCAAATCGGGCGAGTGAACATTGGCCACTCTGGCGGTGACACATTGCTGATGAAGGGGAACTATAACAGCGTCGAATGGTGCCATGCTAAAAAGGCGGGTTTGCCTGGGAGCAACCCAGAGCCAGGATACATCTGCGGTGGGTGCGTCATATTCGGTGCGCCGGTTGACGGTGACCCACTCGGCAGCAATAACCGGGTCGGATACTACAAGGCAGATCAGTGGTCTTCGTTGGGCGTCGGCTTCTCTGGGGATAACTGCAGCGTTGGTGAGATCGAGCTGGGCGAGAGTATTTTTGAAGACGATAGCCCGCTGGTGCAGGGTAACAAACCGTATGTCGCCATATACAACGGCAATGGGAATCACATTGGTCGAATCACATCAAAAAAATCCGCCTACGGTGTTCTGTTTATCCGTGGAGAGCGCCACACGTTAGATTATGCAGAGCTAAACAACTGTCACAAAGAGCAGTTGAGTTTAAACATTAATACCGTGGGCTCAACGGTTGGCGATTTTGTTGTGAACAACTCACTTCACATCGGCATGTATATCGAGCCCGGCGCCGGCTGCTCTATCAACAGAATTATTTTCAATAACGCCAATATCCCACTTGGGAATACAGCGTGCCAGATTCGAAATGCTAATGCGTCAATCGGCGAGATCCGCATAAATGGTTCAGGCTCTAGCTCAGGATCGGGGGTTTTTGTTGAACAGCGCGCAAAAAGCGCCATTCGATTTATAACCTGTAACAACATCAACGGAATGGCTGTTTGGGTTCGCCCTGGCGGCCGTGCTCCGTCTTCTGCTCATTTATCAAATCTGTCCACTGCGACCCGGCCCGTCATGCAGATTTCTTCAAACCAGTCTGCATGCTCCAACTACTACATATTGAATAACTCTTCGACTGGCCAGCCGACTGTTTACGCTGAACCATCTTCAGGCGGTGCAATATCAACGTGGGTGGGCTGTGAGGGGGCGATTCCGCTGGCACAAGGCGGGGCGACGCTAAACGCTGCAACGACATCTAATCGTTTTTATTAACAGGATTAATCATGACTGAATATTCAGATATTAGCGCGACTGACAACCGTGATTGGCTTTCGTTTTCTGACAAACTCCCCACTGTTGAAAATGGGAAGCCAGAAAAAATTTATGTGAAATACAAAATGCTGATCGCATATGAAGAAACCCCAACAGCCACGGTGGAGTGGGCGCTCAGCGATGAAGGCAGGGAGCAGTTATCTCACTGGGCTTACATTACCGACGGTAATTAATTTACCGCGAAAGCGGGGTGGAGCCATGAAGATGGAAAAATTAACAACGGGCATTTCCTATGGCGCCTCCGGTGGTGGCGCAGCCTTTTGGTTCACACGGTTGCTTGATGGATACACGCCTGAGCAATGGGCTGCTATCGGTGTTCTTGGCGGGTTGTTCTTTGCCTTCCTCACCTGGCTGATGAACCTTTATTTCAAGATTCGCGAGGATCGCCGCCGCGAACGCATGGGGAGGATTGCCGATGAGCAAGCTGAATAAAACCGGTGCCGCCGGTGCCGTCTGTTCTGTAGCGGTAATCATCGGCCTGGTGCTGTCGAGTGGCGAAGTGAAGACCAGCCACGCTGGGCTTGAGCTGATCGGCAATGCAGAGGGCTGCCGCCGAGACCCGTACAAATGTCCCGCTGATGTGTGGACGGATGGCATTGGCAACACGCATGGCGTTAAACCAGGCGCGCGCAAAACCGATCAGCAGATCGCCGCTGACTGGCAAAATAACATCCTGGCGGCTGAGCGGTGTGTTACAAGCTATGCCGCCGGCGACAAGCTGCATCAGGGTGCCTTTGATGCGGCAGTGAGCATCACGTTTAATGCTGGTTGCGCGACGATGCAGAAATCGACGATGTTCCGGCTGTTCCGTCAGGGTGAAACTGTGGCCGCCTGCGAGCAGTTCCCGCGCTGGGTATATGCCGGCGGCGTAAAGCTAAACGGACTGGTGATCCGCCGTGACAAGGAGCGCGCGCTATGTCTGGCAAAATAACGTCTGCGGTGGTGATCCTGCTGGCGCTGGCGGCCGTTGTCGGCGCTGGCGCCTGGCTGTCAGCTCGGCACTACCAGCCAACGATTGACCGGCTCAACGAGGCGCTGACGCAGTGCAAAGACAGCAACAAGCAACGGGCGGCGGTGATCGCCAGCCAGAACGCCGGCATAACGGCGATGCAGCGTGAACAAGCCGATAGAGAGGCCAAGGCCAAGGCTGAGCAGGACCAGGCGCGCAGACAGGCGCAGAGCGATTATGAAAAAGCCAACTCGGTGATGGCTGAGCGTACTACCGGCGAATCCTGCGCGGCGGCGGCGGCGGCGTTTGACGCAGAGCTGCGCCGGGAGCGTGCACAATGAAGAGTCTGTTCATGGTTTCCGCCCTGGCATTGGCCGGCTGCTCGAACGTGCCGCCAGCACCGTCATATGTTGAAGTGAAAGTCCCGATCTCGGTGCCGTGCAAAACTGCCGATGTGGCGCGCCCAGCGTTCGCTGTTGACCAGTTGCCTATCGGTGCTACTATCGACGTCCAGATGCGAGCGCTTCGTGCTGAGCGTCACCAGAGGATTGGCTACGAAAGAGAGCTGATAGCTGCCAATGAGGCGTGCAAAAACTGA